CCATCAAATGGCAGTTCCTTGAACCATTCCGGAATACGCATCTCATCAACAGGATATGCAATACTTGTATAGCCTAATGGATTGTTTTTAAGTTTGCACACAATAACTTTTGCACCATCTGTAATAGGTAACGAATATTTGTCTCCGTACATCTCTCTACACCTGTTCCAGTTCATACTTGCCCTCACGTGTCCTGGCATGTTTGCCTTACCTTTGGCTTCTTCTGCCGCTGTGTACTTGGTCATGTTGTTTGCTCTCTTAGGCGAACCTTTTTCCCAACCCGGTCTTGCTTTGAACTCTGCTCGGAATTGACTGATTTTTTCTAGTACTTCTGTTTCGTTCTTCCCTGTCAAAACCATATACAGCAGATCACTCAAGAAGTCCTGTACGAAAACAGGAGTATCAGACCTTTTCAAATCAAGTCCCATTGCTTTCATTTTTCCTTCTTTGCCCGCCGTGTCTGTCCTCTCACCTTCTTTGTCATAGTAGAGCAGTGCATATCTTTTCTTTGTTATAAACAATCCTTTTGATCCCACAAGCTCTCTACCCGCGGCAATAACTTCACCTCTGGTGCTTGGACAATGAAATGCCTTTGTCATAAATGCCTTGAATGATCCATTGACCTCATCAGAAATTTTATCATACAAGGCTACAACCGAGTCTTTTGTCCATGGTATGACACCTTGCTCTATCTCTTTTTTAAGAGTCTTGTATGCGGAAAAGTAAACGGAGTCAGTGTCTCCATATACTACGCTTTCTCCTTTGTGGTCGTATTTGCCTGCAACTATTTCGTTAACTTTACTGGCCATGTGTTTTGTTATACATCTACCTGATAGCGTTACTGATTGTCCGATCCTAATGTCAAAGAATCTGCACCCTGGATTTAATATTGCACCATACAAACTGTTCAAGTTAATTTTTTTCACAAGTTGTCTTTTGTCCCAATACTCTCGCTCAATTTCATTATCTCCATACTCATGCATCTTACGTTGCATCTCTTGTCTTTCAGCATACCATCTTTTTAAAAGTCCTGGAATGATTGCTTCATACTCGTATGTGAATATTGTGCCGTTGGCACTCAACATCCATTTGTTGTTGCCCTCAAAAACTATATCGTAAAGTTGTGCCGCACTCATACGCACACTGGTCTTGTCCTCCCAGTCAACTATGATTTCAGTTCCTTTTTCTTTGTTCATAACCGCCTGATACTCCCAACTGCCGAACTGGCTATCCCAAGCCGCCGCAAATGACTTCTTTGCGTGTTTGGCCCTGTTAATCTCTGCAGAAGTTATCACTGGCCTTATCTGTCCAACTATTGTTTCTGGACCCATGTTCAGTGCTCTGATCACACTCGGATACAGTGAGTTGATGTCAATAGAACCAATCCAGTCATGTATGCCCTTTTGTGGAGTTGCCACATAGGCACCTGCCGCTGGTTGATTCTCTTCTCCCTCTTTTTTGTATTTTCTTCCTGGAACTATCATGCCACGTCTGTGTGTTTCGTTTACAATGGCCTGTTCAGTTACCGCAACAGCACCCATTGTTGTTTGTAGCAACACAGTGTTTTGGTGTGCGATCTCGTTGGCAAGTTCTATGAACTTCAATTTCTTTTCAAGTTTGGCCAGCAATGCTGTATCCTGCCTGTTGTATTCAATGAACAATCCAAAATCATTTTTGTACAAGTTGTCTAACGAACCTTCGTAAACTGTTTTCTTCTCACCTAGTTCGTGTTCACCAATAGCGTCTAATCTGAAACTGTGTCGTTCTTCATATGTGTACTTCCTGTATAGTTCTAGCAAGTCCAAGTGTACACGTCCTACAAGGTCAAAACTCAACTGTTCTCTACCGTATTTTTCAAATACCCTCTTCTTGGGTTTCTCGCCCCAGAAACACAGTCTTCTTGTGTCGTCCGAACTTAATACTTTTTGTATTCTCCCCACAGTGTATGGGATATCATAACCCTCAGAGTTCCATCCCGATAAAATATCAGCATCATCAACAAGTTGTAAGAATGCATCTAGCATGTCCTTTTCTTTATTAAATAGCATTGTGTTATCGAATCTCTTGGTCAATTCTTTTGCGTCATCCATACTGATTGTCTTTGGTGGCACCGCAAGTGTCACCAGTTGATCCGTCCAGCTCATGTAACAACTTATGGCAGTTATGGGCATAAACGGATCATCTGTTGTGGAATAACCTCGATCTGGATCGAAGTCTACCTCGATATCAAAAAACATAACGTTCAGTTTTGGTGTCTCTTTACCTAAGTAATTTTCTTCCAAGCATCTAAACACTGGATTGATATCGTGTTCATAAAGAGCTTTGTTGGACCTTATCCTTTGCTCCTTAATGAATTCCTTATGTGTGCTACAAGTGACCTTTTGTAAAGGTTCACCAGTCATTGATCTATGTTTTCCTCTTGCGTCTGGATGATAGAAAACATATCTAGCATCGTACTCTACGAACACACGACCTTTTTTTGGATCACGTTCTACAACGTAAATTCTATCCTCATCTTTTTTATATAATGCGTCTATGTAACTCATCTACCACCAATAACTTGCTACGCCGTAGCCGTAAACATTTATGATTGAAAAATATCCTGTGATCATCATTACGAACGCGGCGTTCCTTCTATAAGAAGCATAACATTGTGTAACTGCACCTACAAAGAACATAGGATATATCACAGTCATGTCTGGACTTGTTGCTGTAATGGCTAACGTAAGGCTGGCCCCAACCGTGAATATGAAACTGACAAGTTCAAAATAAAACGCTGTCCTGTCACTCTCAAAACTACGAAGCCAGAATGATCTGACTTTTGCTAACATTACAGTTTGCCGGCTGTGTTAAGTATGCTTTCCAGCGTGTCCATCTCGTCAGCGATGTTCTGATAGTTGCCCTTATGTGCAACCGATATCGCCTTGTTAATAAGTGCTGGTTTTAATTCTAGTTCTTCTGCTATTGCTTTTACAGTGTCTTTTAATCCTGCTCTTAGGTCTTCAACTTCACCTAGTACTTGTGATCCTTGCGAAATAATTTGGATTAATTTTTGTTTTTCTGCGTCATTAAAGTTTCTTACTGCCATTTGTTTCTCCTGTTGTTGTCAACAGTATATAACAGATTTAGTTACAATGCAAATTATTTTTTGGCTTTTTTCTTTTTGGTATTAACGTTAATCGCTTTTCCACGCCTGTTAGGATTTGGATCTTTTCTTCTCTTCCTACGTGCCGCACTTGCCCGGCCTTTTTTACCAAGTGCTCTCGCTTTTGCTAGAGGTAGGCATTTTGGTTTTCCTTCACCTTTGCTCTTGCCTCCACAGGAACCTCTAATCTTTCCTTTTGGTCCCATCCTTACCCATTTTTGCTTGAACCATTTTTTTAGATTTTCATTAAGAGATTCGTGTAACATTATACCACCGCAGTTCACACAGAAGTCAACATGTTCTCTCTTAACACAGTTAGGCACTCTTTTGCCAAACATTGTCTTGAAACCTTTACAACATCTAGTGCCTTCATCCACTAGTGAGTTAAGATCGTAGTTTGGATTAATGGCGCCATGTTTCATCTTAGCAACCATATCCATTTGCACAGCAACCATGAAGTCATAGTCTGTCACGTCGTTTGTTCTGTGTGTGTATACTTTTACTAGCACCTCATCGTAGAATACTCCTAGGTCTGCATGATGGTCTAATTTTTCCTGTGGCTTTATTGTATTAATTAAAAATTCTATAACCTCAAAGTAGTCTTCAAACTTGTATCTTTTCTGTAAACTATTATCTTTGTATTCCCAGTCCGGTAAGAACTTTTGTCGTAGTCTTTCTATATCTTCTTTAGGAAGATTGACGTAGTCTCTGTCTGGTGATTCGTTAAGTTCGTTTATCTTCATTTTTTGCTTTTGTTACCCCAGTTGGCCGCACCCTTTTTACGACACTGCACTAGAGCACCAGAGGCATAGGCTGATGGCCAAACTTTATATCTTGATTTTACTTTGTGATAGCAGGCATCTTTCTTCTCAGCGAATATTTCGAATTCTGCTTCTGTGATGCCTTCTACTTCTTTAATTTTTACCATTTTCTACAACTCCAATATCTTGCTTTTGTCTTTGGTCCTGGATTTGCACAGTTGTGTCTTGCTCTAAAACTCTTTCTCGCTTTAGGATTAGACTTTCTAATTTTCATTGTCTTCTGTCCGGCTTTCCTTGCTGAACTTCCACCGTGTCCAAAGTTAACTTTTTTTACGTTTCCGGATTTTGGATCCTTTACGTACACTTTGAATTTCTTCACATCACCTCTCATTGGTTTGTTAAGTGGAACTTTACGTCCTCTGTATTCTGCGTCAAATAATTCGTTCTCGTCTTCCGGGAATCCTAATTCTCCAAACGCTTCGTAGAAAGCATCATCGTCTTCGAATGTCATCTCATCCTCTTCTGGGAATGGTTGATATGATTCATTTTGTATGCCATGTGATGCCAGCAC